GCCACAATTTGACATAGGCGTTGCAAATTTTCCGAGAATAACTTTAGCTTTTTCTATTTCAGAATCGTTTGTCGCGCTTATAGATATTTGTGTCGGATTCTTGATAGACACTTTTCCGTCATCGGAAACAGCAACAGAATCACCATACTGCCATGTAACCGAATATATATAATTCGACAAGTCACTAAGCGCTTTTTTCCCTGTCTTTACTGCGCCCAATGTATACCCAGCAGGTTTTTCAGATCCATCTGCTCCCTCCTGGTAAGCGTTGCGGTTCGTGGAAGTTAGGTAGGTGACGTGGGTGCCGGGGGGAACGGCGGGGGTACCGGGTACCGCGGCAATACCATTGACCATCTGACACTCAGTTCCATAGACATCCCAAGAAGAACTTTCTCCAGAATTCTGTAAAACTCCAGACGGTTTCATATAAAAAATTGAAGTTGTTTCTGGTTCTACTCCGGTACCCCCACCTTGTGCCTGGATGAACTTACCGGATACATAAGTAAACGGGTAGGTGGTATTTGTAGTGGTAATCACAACAGAGGACGGAGATACTAACGAAACTCTCCCGTCATAGGATACTGAGACTGAATTTGAGTAGAGCATCGTTATAGCTTTTCCTCTATCTTTATCCCGTATAAAATACTGAGTTTGGGCCTCTCCTAATTCGTAACTGGGGGGAACCTCGGGAACTTCGGGAATTCCCTCGTCCGTAGTCACCGTCTTCCTCCACACATGGACGTTGCCGATGTTTGCAAGCACACCAAGGGAAGCACCAACACTGAGGTCCCCTGTCAGTCCCATCTTTTGGGCCGGGGTAGTGTAATCGCCAACGCCTCGGTCAATTCGATCCCAGTTCTCATTGAGCATCGTCTCTACATTGAACATGTCATCTCCGTCTGTTACCGGAGACTTCTTCAATAGATCTAAATTGGGTGTATAACTTGCCATGGGTTAGCCTCCTGCAAAGTGATTCAGCGGCGTTTCCGCCAACTGGGCCAAGGTCATTTTTTCGTGAACCTCACGGATCAAAAGGTATCGGAATGCGTAATCAAGCACCAAATGCGCCGGGACCGTCCGTTCCAGGGCCTCTTTTAGGGTTTCGATTCCCTCTGGGACGCCTGGACTCCCTAAGAACCGAAGTAGGATGACCCCGGGTGTGTAGCTGGCGATGATTCCGCCGGTCTTCCAGTTGTCGCAAATCGCCTGAACGGTTGCCAAGCTGGGCTTCTGCGCCGCCTGCCAGGCGGCTTGGATGGC